TTGGACTATAGTGCATTTCTTGTTGTAGACATAACAACCAGTCCATATAAGGTTGTTGCGAGATTCAGGAATAATACGATTTCACCGCTTGTATATCCTACTGCCATTCGGAGTGTCGGTGATAAGTACAATCAAGCCTATTGTCTGATTGAACTCAATGATATCGGAGCACAGGTCGCAGATATTCTTTACCAAGATCTTGAGTATGAGAATGTTCTACAGTCTGTATATAAAGGTAGAGCAGGACAGGTTATTGGTAGCGGTTTCGGTGGTTCACAATCTCAGATGGGTGTCAGAACTACGGGTCCGGTCAAGAAGCTCGGCTGCTCTGTCCTGAAAAGTCTAATAGAAAACGATAAGTTACTGATAGATGATATGGATATAATCCAAGAACTCTACACATTTGTAGCAAAAGGGGCATCATTTGAAGCAGATGATGGACATAACGATGACCTAGTGATGTGCTTGGTTCTATTTGCTTGGCTTACTAGACAAGAATATTTCAAAAATCTGACTGATATGGATATCAGAAAAGATATCTATGAGGATGAAATGAAGAGAATTGAAGAAGATATTTTACCCTTTGGATTTTCAAGCACCGTTGATGATCAGGAACCCACATCTTTTTATGATGGTGAGGATTACTGGAGAAGTGCCGGTGACTCCTCCGACACTCCATTTCTATAAATAACTTAGAAACATACCAAGACTCCAACGGAGAGTAAAATGACAGAAATCAACGTAACCACAGATACAGCAGAGGGATTCATTGTTCCAGAATCAGGGGAAACCAATATTAATTGGTTGTCAGCATTCCCTAGTTATACTGGCTTACTTGCAGCATTCGGAACACCAGATGAAAGAGCCGCTGGATTTATGGTAGTTTCTAGTGTTACAGATTGGTACGCTAGACTAACTGCAACATACGACACAGGATGGTATACTTCCAGCACTTCCAGAGAAAATGGTGAAACTGTCGTTAGTTACACAAACGAAACACCTGACGGAAATGCAAATGGTAACTGGCCACTTGGACCGAATAAAAACTCTGATGGTACAGATATACCTTGGTCATCAGAATGGTGGAGTGTACACAACTACTTGAGATATGGTGGTAGATGTGTAATTTCAGGTGCAGTCGATAACAAAACAGAAACGGTAAATAATGCCATTGACATTTTGACAACTTTACCAACAACAATTAATTGTGTATTCACACACGACTATAGATACAATTCTGATATCGTCACTATAGTAAATGGAAGAACCGATTGTGTTGCAATTTGTCCAATACAATTAACTGGAACAACTAGTGTCAAATCTAATATTCAGGGTCTTTCTGGATTAGAAACACAAAGCAAAAAGACTTTTCGTATCGCAGGAAATAAGTTACATCTAGGAACATCACAGTCTTATACTATTGGTGATAATACTTCATCATCATTAATATCATCAGCATTGTCCGCTGATGTTGCTGGATGTATGTCCAGAGTCAACGCATCATCAACACCGTTTGGAGCACCTGCGGGTATTGTTGCCGGTAGAATTCTGGATGTAGTAAGAATGGGGTATACACCAACAACTGCGGACATTACATATCTAAAGAATTTTTACGTGAACACAGCGAGAACGTTTGAAGGAACAGGTTCATGTATTTTTGGTGATATGACAGGTAGACAGCCCTCGGATTCAGATTCATCAGTATTCGAACATGTTAATATTGTGCTAACGGAATTGTATTTGAGTCGTGTCATTTCTACTGCAATTAGACCTTACCTCTTTAGAACAAATGATACTTCAACTCGGACTTCAATCGTTAATACAATAGCACCAATATTAAGAAACACAGAGGCTTCTGGTGGTATATCAGAATACACTCTAGTGTGTGATGAAACTAATAATCCACCATCTGTAGTTGATTCCAATCAATTAAATGTAAATTTAGTGGTTAAATTTGTTGGTTCAATAACCGCTATCAATGTTATATTTACGGCTAAAAGCGGTACACAATCAGTCAGTAGTTCTGTTGTGAATAGTGGTAGCATTAGCTCTGGATCTAGTTCTTCTAGACCTAGCTCGGCTAGTTCAGCTTCATTTAACAGTGGAAGAGGGAGTTCATATTAATGGCTGATCCCAACAGTTTAGAGGACTTCATTTCTGGATTTAATGGGGGAAATAGAACCCATCGCTATAATGTGGAGATGGATTTTCCTGGCGGGGTGAGCGAAAAGCAAGATATGAATAGATTCTATATCAGGGCGGCTACTTTACCACCCAGTCAAGTGAATCCTATTCGTGTACCGTATAGAGGTAGAATTTTAAAATGGCCCGGTGATAGAATTTATTTCCCATGGACTTTTCGTGTGCTCGATCAAAACAATGGTAAAAATAATTCATTGTGGAATAATTTTAATGACTGGAGCAATATTATTAACAACCACGAGACTAATGTAAGTTCTCAGCGTTGGGACGAATTTACCACCGATTGGGTAATAACACAGGTAGATAATTCCGGCAGTGAGATAAAGAAAGTAACACTAGTTGATTGTTGGCCAACAATCGTTGGTCCAATTAGCGTGGATGCAAACTCCATAGATACCTTAGTAGAATTTACTGTTACAGTCGAATATCAATATCATAAAATAGACGGTCTTGATTGAATATAATATGGAGAAAAAATGGCTATAAACTTACTAGGTTTTTCAATCGGAAGAACAACTAAAGATACAACGGGAATAGCAACAGATCTTCCCGGAACTGTCGCAAAGTCGGCTATAACACCCGATGAATATGATGGTTCATATCAGTTTGAAACTGGTGGTATTCTAGGAACCTATGTTGACTTTACTGGTGCTGTAAGAGATGAAAACGCTCTAATTGGTCAGTATAGAGGTCTAGCTCTTTTCCCTGAAGTAGACAATGCTATCGAAGATATCTGTAACGAAGCAATTGTAATGGGTACAGACAGAAAGCCTGCTAAAGTTGGACTGGGGAGTGTCAAACTATCCCCGTCAATCAAGAATAAAATACAAAATGAATTTGAGTATGTTTTACGTCTTATGGACTTTCACAAAAAGGCATATGAAATATTTAGAAGGTGGTACGTAGATTCTAAACTATATTATCAAATGGTAATTGATGAAAATGATCCTGTAAAAGGTATCGTTGAATTGAGACCAATAGACGCAACGAAAATTAGACGGGTCAGAAAAGTAAACCGTGACAAAAAGAATGGTACTAGTACGGTTTCATTGGTAGACAGTATAGAAGAATATTATGTTTACACCAACACCGAAAAAGATTCAATTTACCCAACAGCAAATACAGGTATAAACATCACCAAAGATTCTATTGCATATGCAAACTCAGGGCTTGTTGATGCTAACTCAAAGAGAGTTGTTGGATATCTACAGAAAGCAATTCGACCAATAAACATGCTCAGGCAGATTGAAGATGCTGTGGTTGTTTATCGTGTTTCCAGAGCACCAGAACGAAGAGTTTTCTACATTGACGTTGGTAACCTACCCAAACAAAAAGCCGAACAATATCTCCGTGAAGTCATGCAGAGATATCGAACCAAAATGGTATATGATCAGGGTACAGGACAGGTCAATGATAGCCGAGATCATATGTCGATGCTTGAAGACTACTACCTCCCACGTAGAGAAGGTGGTAGAGGAACTGAAATTAGTACACTACCCGGTGGACAGAACCTTGGTCAGATGGAAGATGTCGAATACTTACTGAAGAAGGTATACACAGCACTTAATGTGCCAATCACTCGTATGATGGCAGATGGTGGGTTTAATATGGGTAGATCAGCAGAAATCACCCGAGATGAAGTTAAATTCTACAAGTATATCGAAAGACTTAGAACTAGGTTCTCACACATCTTCTTAGACGTTCTACGAGTCCAGTGTATTCTCAAGGGTATTATCACCGAAGATGACTGGAATGAAATCAGTCCAAATATTGAAATCATCTTCAACAGAGACTCATATTTCACAGAACTTAAAGAAAATGAAATCCTCACAAATCGCCTACAGATGTTAGGTCAAATTCAGCCACTTATTGGTTTATACTTTTCAGAGGAGTACGTCAAAAGAAATATCCTGCGAATGGGTGATGAAGAAATTATACAGATGCAAAATCAGATAAATATGGAAAGGGAGTCAGGTCAGCTACCTCCTTCCCCTGAACAGCAAGGACTTCAAGGATGAACACAGTTTCTTTAATTAAATGTTTCCTAGAGGAAAACGAAGATGGATTCAAAGAAAATCTGTCTACTATTATCAATGATAAGATAGAGGAAAAGAAACAAATTCTTGTATTTGAAACCCTGAAAAAGGTTTTTGAATCGACTGAAAGTCTAAATACTGAGAAGCCAAATTATGAAATTATCAGTGTTCTTCAGGAATGTGTAAAGCAAAATAGTAACATAGTTATCGTACTAGAAGATGGTAAGGAACAAACTCTTAGACCATCAGATAGTAAAAAAGTTCTTTCAGTTTTTGACAATTTAAACGAATCAAATCAAGCAAATCTAATTAATAGATTAGTTCAAACCCAGACAAACTTCTTCAACACTATAGAATTTTGTTTGAAATTTAAGGAAAGGTATACCTAAATGTCCCAGAGCCTAGACATAATCAGACACATCTTAGATGAGAATCTAATTGATGCAAAGAAAGCCACTGAGGGTTATCT